TGATGAGCCGGGTTAAGAAGTTTTATTATCGGCCAAAGTTCGTACGCCAACGTGGCATCAAGTTCAAAGCTGGTGCCATGTTGTGTTCAGGCGTTATGGACACTGCCTTAGCCAACAATGTGTGTTTTTGGATCTGTCATTCCTTGTTCAGGATGGCACTTACGAATTATGAACACGTTGGTGATATGGTGCGGGAGGTTATTCCAGATTTCCCCCTCGTACCCCTCGCACCGCATGAATTCGTCGTTTTATATAACGGCGATGACTGTGTGCCCATTGTCGAGAGAGGCCACGTAGAAATCATACAGACTTGGGTTAAACCGTTCTACTCCCTGTTGGGCGTTGACATGAAAGTGGACGGTGTCGCTTACGGTTTGGAGCATGTAGAGTGGTGTCAACAAAGACCTGTAATTTTTCGCCAACATAAAGGTTGCGCAGAGGGCAAAATGGTACGCGATCCTTCCAAGATCGTTAGCACTGTATTGTCATCTGTTAAGAATGCACGACTCACGCCCATTGATCTCAAGTATCGTCTTGGGACAATTGGTGTCTGTGAGTTGATACTCAATTTAGGTATCCCTATATTACAGTCTTTTTCCCTTGCTCTTATACGTAATGGTGCAGTTGGTAAACTGTTACACCATGACACCAGTGGTAGTTTTTATCGCGCTGTTATTGAGATGAAGAAATTTGGTATGTCAGAGTTACGCGTTATGCGTCCTGCTGTAATTTCCCATCACGCACGACAATCTTTTGAAACCGCCTACGGATTTACCTTACAACAACAAATATACTGGGAGAACTACTTTGACAGTTATGTTCTCCCTGAGGATTCTAGGCACGTTTATTTTGACGTGACTAAAGGATTTTGGTTCTAACGCAAAGCGGGAAAAGTAATTTTCTGGTGCGCAGTTCACGCACTTTAAGTTAAACGAACTGGCTCATGTGATCGTGTTTCAAAACTTATCGGTGTGTCATACACTGAGAAGGCAATGCGCATGTGCTGAAGATGGAGGTGTCATCGTGCACCTATGCTTACGTTGTTCGCCATCTGATGTAAAAATTAAAAGGATAACGAAGAATATGACTTTGTAGAACATTGCCGGGGAGGCGTGGATCTACGAAACAAATAATACCCCGCAACAACAAATCCAGAACCAATATTACCGTTGCTATCCCAGCAGCATCTCGCGCCTCAGGCGCCAATCGGCGCGCCATCCGTGTCGAGACCAAGGTCGCGGACCTCGAGAGACGTCTTATTAACGCCGCCCGAGCTCGAGCCCCGGCCAACATCGGCAAGCTTATCGCCCCTCAACACTACGCCGCGCAAAATCGAGGCCGTCCAACCAGGCAAGGTGCCATTGGACCGCAGAGACCTTCGCGCGCACCCAACTTTGCGGCTCCTGCCTCACGCAGTGGAGTCGAGCTCATTAAGTACGCTCGAATCGTCCAGGATCCTTGGACAGCCGACCCAGCAGGTGTGCCTCACGCGTCAGGGGGTTTGGCTACAAGAACTATCCGAACTACGGCACGTCAGTTCGTTACTACCAACACTCTTGGGTACGCTTTCGCGGCGTTTCGCCCAATAATGAGTAACGACCAAAACATGCTGCAAACGTCCACCACCGGTTCGGCCATGACCCAGATCCAGGGGTCATCTGCTGATATCGGTGTCAATGTGGTCGGGACATTGCCGATCAATAATCCGTACTCCACCGCCGCTTTCGCGGACGTGCTCCCTGGCACGTCTGCGGCCAACGCTGTCATCAAGGCTCGTTGTGTCGCAGCGGAGGTTTGTGCGTCCAACATCACCCCTGTGCTCAATCGCGGGGGTACGATGTCTTGCATTAGTGGTGGTGCTGTGAACGTGCAGCACCTCACTGATGCGTCTTCCGAGCTGCTTCGACCAATGAACGGCAAGAAAGACTGTGACCCTTCTGATGGTAGGAAACATTACCTCAAGTGGTCACCCTCCGGAATTGAGGATCTAGAGATGGGTGGTAACCTGCCCAACTCGTTCCATGATACCGAAACCGGAGCTGGCGGCGTTGGTGTGCTAGACGACACGTGTCGTCTGGCATTCATGATGCAAGCGCCCAGCATTGCGATCCCGCAGACTTATCTCATTGAAGCAGTCGTTGTGATGGAAGTCACTGGCTTTTTCCTTGGGACTCAGGTCGGAGATCGTGAACCCGCCCTCCATAATGGTCAAGCCATCAACGTTCACACCGTGATGGATCAGACCCTTAGTAACGTTTCACCCGTTGATGTCCATAGTGCTGCAGTTCATGGCAGTTTCTGGGGTGGCATTGGGAATGCGTTCTCTTGGATGGGTGACAAGGTCAAGCAAGGCATTGGTGCCATTGCTCGTGCTGGTGGTGCTATCGCCAACACGGCGTTAGGCGCAATCGCGCCTGCTGTCCGTCCAGCGCTCCAACTCGGTGTTAATGCCGGGCTCGAGTCGCTTCTCGCAGGACTTTTCTAGTCCATTTGTCGGTCAATAGACCGTGGCCTGTTTAGGCTTTCTACGGGGGCTGGTCACCCTGTCAACAGTAGAGTCCCCCACTGAGATGACCAGTTAATCACACACGTCTGTGTGTGTCATGCAAAGGAGGCACCTTTGTAGGGATTTCGTTAAGAAGCCAGTTAGTCATGAGAAAAGCTCATGCCATAGGGAGGAGGCTCCTTCCTAGCGAATTATCTCGTTAAGAGGCCAATTAGTCACACTTAAGGTGTGCGATAGCATAGTATCTAAGCGTGTTTCCCGAGTCAGTGTTAAGACATAGGCCGCATAACAACCGCATAGGTGGTTGACGTTTGAGTATGCTATTCAGTTAGTCACGTGCATTCACGTGCCGAGGTGGCGCGCCACCGCAGGACTTCAATGACTACGATAGTTGATTTTCTGTACACTCTAATGATGCAATATGAGTATAAATCCCTGGTTATTGCCAGGGGGGCTGCATTCGTACAAGTAAG